GTAACGGTTCGGGCATCCCGTTGCCTAGTATTTCAATTCCACAATGGTGGTAATTTTTCAGACGGCACATCAATCAAGCGGTTTTCTGTTACTCACGAATCGTGTGTATCAGGAACAATCAGCATGATATTGGAGTCGCAGGATGTGCTGCTGACTCGTTATGTTGACACAATTCGGGTCATGGATGAGTCTGCAAGTAAAATTATATCAGTAAGTACGCTGCCCCCATCGTCTTTTCGTTCTGGACTTGAGATAAATAATGTGGAATTCTTTAGTATTACCCCTTTACGATGCGCTGATGGATTGACTCCACTTGGGTTCTTGTGCTGCCATTGGTGTGGGGCAGACCAACTAGATGAGATTGAGGCAGAGGGAATAAAGCAAAAAACCCTAGAAGAAGTAATTGACAGCAGCGTCCACCAAATAAACACACACCTTTCATATAAAGTAGAACACAACTAATGGCACTACAGATCACAGGCAGCGGGAAACCTATATTTACCGATATAGATCCCACCTTTACAAAGAATCCCAAGACAGGTGATCTGCTCACCATCAGGGATGATTTGGCTGTCCGCACATCTATACGCAATTTGATGTCCACCGCTTTCGGTGAACGGTTGTTTCAGCCCACCATTGGTGGATCGCTGCGCTCACTGCTGTTTGAACCCATTGATGCCATTACCACAATGGAAATTCACGACAGAATTCTGATGACTATCCGCAATCACGAGCCACGAGTGGGTCAGGTGGTGGTGGATGTAACCGCAAGTCCAAACGAAAACTACTATACGGTTGTGGTGGAATACGCCATACAAGCCGTTGGCAAACAAGATAGAATCACGGTTGTCCTAGAAAGGGTGCGCTGATGTCTAATTCGAACAGTTTTAATATTGTTGGTCTTGACTTTGATGAGGCAAAGGCTTCGCTACAGACTTTCTTGCAGTCACAGGACACGCTGAAGGACTACAACTTTGATGGATCGGTTCTCAGCACTGTACTTGATGTGCTTGCCTACAACACCCACTATCAGGCTTTCCATACAAACATGGTTGCTAATGAGATGTTCTTGGATAGTGCTGTACTGCGTCCATCGGTGGTTTCCCATGCAAAGGCATTGGGATATGTTCCGTCTTCACGCCGTGCTTCTAAGGCTGTTCTGAGTGTTGTGGCGGCAGGAGCAGGAGCAAGCACCTACCTGTCTCGTGGTACAGAATTCACGGGGGTGAATCCTGCGGGAACACAGTACCGATTCATTCTGCTTGATACGGTGTACGCATCTGCTGAAAAGTTTTCATCTATTGAAGTATACGAAGGCACTCTTCGGCGCATGAGTTATGTGTACAATTCAAATAAAAAATTGGGATCGGTTCTTCTTATCCCCAATGATAAGATTGATACAAGCACCATCAAGGTTCGTGTCAAGGCTTCTGCTGCTGACAGCACAGGCATTGAGGATGTGTGGTCATACGCTGATTCGTATATTGATTTGACTCCCACATCCAAGGTATTTTTCTTGCAGGAAAAAGAAACAGGTATGTACGAACTGTTCTTTGGAGACGACTTTCTTGGAATGAAACCAGCATCTGGCAGTATTGTTATTGTGGAGTACATGGAAACCAATGCCGATGATGCAAACGGAATATCTACATTCAGTAGTACGGTTAGCGGTCTTGGTGCAATCACGGTTAATACTGTGTCCGCAGGTGGCGCACTAGAGGAAAGTGTTTCCCGTATCAAGTTCTTGGCTCCTCGATTCTATAAGTCACAGAATCGTGCAGTAACAGAAGACGACTACACCGCCGCAGTAATTAAAGAGTATCCCAATGCGGATTCTGTTTATGTTTACGGTGGAGAAACTGTTGTGCCTCCACAGTACGGCAAGGTGTTTATTGCTGTAAAGCCCAAGTCGGGATCGGCTCTTACTACTGATGAAAAAGTTAGTCTTGCGCGAGTACTGCGGCAGAATCGTTCAGTTGTTACTGTTACTCCCGAAATTGTGGATGCTGATTATATTGACTTGGTGATTGATTCCATTGTTACCTACGATCCAAACTTGGCTTCAATTGGATCAGGAACCATCAAGGCACTACTGGTTGCATACGCCTTTACCTATTCGGCTACTGCACTTGAAACATTTGGTGCAAACTTCTACCTATCTCAATTGTCTCAAGGCATGAACTCGGTGAGTGCTAGTATTCTTAGTAATCAGACAACGGTTCGTCTTCGTAAAACAGTTAACCTTGCCAAACTTGTTGCGGCTAAGGGATTCGCTATTGATTTTAAGAATCCACTTCTGCATCCCCATGAAGGACACTCCCCTATCTTGGGATCAAGCACCATATCACATAAAAATACCAATGGTGTAATTGTGAATGATGTGTACGCAACTGATGACGGCTACGGCAAAATCAATCTTGTTACCACTGATGCAAACGGATCGCAAAGCACGGTATACCCGAATATTGGTGTAGTGGACTACGCAAACGGAACAGTGAAATTTAATACTGCATTTGCCCCCACTTCTGTGTCTCCTCTCTTCACGATTACGGTGCAACCAAATAATACCGACATCTTTGTATTCGAGAACAAGATTCTTCGCATGAGTCGAGGTTATACTGATTCAGTTAGTATCTCGTTGCAGTCACAAGTATCTCGCAAGCAAAATCTAAAGGGATAAGATGGCTGCTATAAACAATATTATTTTAAACACTGAAGCAGAAGCCCTAGAAGATCTGCTGTCTCCTTTCATCAAGGAGCAGTTTCCATTGTTTGTACAGACGGACTATCCAAAACTAGTCTTGTTTATAAAAGCGTACTACGAGTGGTTGGAACAAGAAGGAAATGTTGGGTACTTAACATCCAAGTTGGATACGGTGTGGGATGTGGATCTGAACCTTGATGAGTTCTACTCCCATTTCAAGAACACTTATCTTGATTCGTTTCCTGAAATGTTTGCAGAAAATGCCAGCGGTAACAAGCCAAACAAGAAAACACTGCTGAAAAAGATTCGTGACTTCTACGGAAACAAGGGCACAGAGAGTTCATACAAGTTCCTGTTTCGTATTCTGTACGACAGTGATCTGGAATTCTATTACCCCAAGAACGATATTCTCAAGGTGTCTGATGGTGTGTGGACAGAGCCACGATCCATTAAAACCACTGTGCAAAACGGAACCGATCTGTTTGGTGCTGTAAACGGAAACATCTACCAATTCAGCGGTGTGCAATTAATTGCAAGCGCATTTGTTAATTCGGTGGTGCAGTACTCCTTTAACGGAGTTCCAATTACTGAGTTCTTTATTACTGATATTGCTGGTCAATTTTCTCCTAATGCTAGTGTTCTGCTTTCCAAAGACGGCACCGAGTGGACAGAAACAGCGTATCCTGTTATTGGTGAATTTTTCGTTGAACTTCCTGGTAGCGGATATCGTGTGGGTGATTTGGTAACGGTTACTGATTCTAGAGGCACAGGATTTTCTGCCAAGATTGATCAAGTAGGTCTTGCTGGTGGGATTAAGAAGATTGGAATTTCCAATTCGGGTGTAAACTACACAGGAGATCTTGTTCTTAACATTGTTAGTGAAACAGGATCACGAAACGCAAAGGTGATTGGTTTGCGTAGTGCTGTTACAAATTATCCTGGATACTTTACAGGAAATCGTGGCAAGATGTCTTCAAACAAGAAGATTCAAGACGGGCACTACTATCAGGATTTTTCGTATGAACTGAAGTCTGCGGTATCCTTGGACATATATTTTGGTGTATTGAAAAATATTATCCATCCAACAGGTATGCGAATGTTTGGTTCTGTTCTTCTGAATAGATCTATTGATAATGCTCTCACCACATCATCCCAAGCCACTTTCTATGAGATTCCTCTTATTGGACGATACACTCCGTATACAAGTGGAACCACATTAGATCTTCGCGCCAACGGTAACACACTGTCTGGATACTGGCTTGGAGCCACAGGTGATCTGTATCCACTCGGATACAATCCGTATATTGGTAGTACGAGTGAAGTAGGACCAAACGGACAGACCACTCCTGTAGGAACAGTATTTGTGGGAACCTCTTTAGGCTACACCTACTGCTATGTGCCTGAAGGTGGTCGTACCTCGCACAATCCTATTGGTGCTCCGCTTGGCAGTACTAGTGCGTTCTATCGCAACAGAGAAAGCAATCTTACTCCTGCGGGTATGGATGGACTGGTCTTGTGGCTCAAGCCTGAAAATATTGGTGTGTGTGGATCGGTGGTTAACGGCGCAAGCATGGATGTTTGGCGTGATGCGTCACCAAGTGGCAATCACGCTGTCCCCCCAACATGGAGCAAGTGGAACGGGATTGCACATATTACACACACGGCAAATACAACTACTGGTTGGAGTAGACAAGTATATGACAATACTAATCCTGTAACAAAAATTGCGTTTGTGCTTAACGGTCTTTGCGGTGGATTCCAACAAGGCAGATTGTGCATGGTTGGATTGAATACTAGTTCTGGTGCAGTATCTGGTGGATATGGTTCTGGAAGTTGGGTGTACTCTTACGGACCACATAGTTCCGCCAATAGTTCTGATGCAAGAAGAATTCTCTATATCCAATACGACTCCGCAGGGAATGTTCTTAGGAACACACAAGAAGCGGCGGGAGCAAACTTAACCGCATACGACAACTCAGTGTTTGAAGTGGAATATGTTGAGCCGTATATGGTTTGGAGAAGAAATGGTGTTGAAAAAAATAGGTATTATAAGGGATACGGACTGAGTTTTTATGCAGACTCCACATTCTTTCTTGATGCGGTCTACGATGCTAGTAGAACAGGTCACTCTGTAACCATTACTGAACTCTCGTATAAAGGAACTCCCGTAAATCCCACATTCCAAGCATCCGCTGGTATTGATGTACGAAATTACGCAGGAGTAACGCTAGACAAACTTCGCCCCACTCTGCAAACAGCAGGGTACGGTGGAGTTACGGGAGTTTCGTTTAACGGAGGACTAGTGTTTTCTCCTGCTTCAACTTACGCAGGAGTAACTTTTGGTTCGGTGGTTGGTCTTGGATACACCACAGGACCAGGCAGCAGTGCTGCGGCAGTTCTTACTGGTCAGCATATGTACCTTACCAAACCTCTAACCGTTACTGATGACGCAGATATATTTGTTGTGTATAAATCAACTATTGATGGGTTGAGTTACGGATACGGACTGCTTGCTTCTCGTAATACAAATTGTGACTTGTCTGCAACTCCATCTTTGCGATTTGACTCTGTGCTGTTCAGTCGTTCGTATAATCAGCAGGACAGAACTCTATCGCAGCAGAACAGTAGTTACTATACGATTCTTCCAAACGGAAAACTCATGTATCCTGGTGCATCACTTCCTCCTGCTGGTGCTTTTGGATTCCGTCCTTGTGGAGACAATACTGCTGCTGGACAGAATTCTATTGTTTACGATCCCCATGTTTCGGGGGCGTGTTTGGGAGTTTGTATTGGAGAAGCCGTTCGAGACTCTTCAAACAAGATTGAGGTGTTCTTGAATGGTGATGAGGGGTTGAATAAGTCTAGAGTAACAGGCAGACAGATTGCTTCCATTAGTCCACCATCAGGAAACGAGTGGCTTGTTTCTAAAAACCTTATTTACGCTTTTGACGCGGGACAAACTGCGTCTATTGGTTCTTACAAAGACGGAATCAGTACTGATATTCTTCGTGAGTATCAGATGACTCCAACTCCAATCAATGTGCTTGCTCCGCTCACGGCATCAATGTGGGGACGAGATGGTTCTCCCCCCGATTCAGTAGTGCTTGTTACACAATCTGGTGCGGGACTTGATACTGATGAAGTTTTTGAAGCAACAACTGGTACAAGTGGAAATCTATATCTTAATTATCCTGGTACTCCTTTAGCATGGGAGAATTTACTAACAGCCAATGCGTGGACATTCACTGCCACTATTCGTAGGGATGATGGTGGATTTATAACTCGTCCTGGTGTGTATATCTACACAGCAAGCAGTAACCCCTATGCAGCAGCAGCAACAGGATTTGATGATATTGGGGGTGGATGGTATAAAGTTACTCTCACAAAAACTGAACCTACTGGCACTAGTTCAACAGCCACACTGGTTGGTTTGACTAATTTAGTACCAGGTGTAAAATATCGAATTGGTCGCGTACAACTTCTTCCGTATGGCACGGTGAGTGATATTGCTGGCACCGCCACACGAACCAATTCTAGTTACCCGTTTCCGTGGAATAAATTGGGAACAGCAAACGCCAATTCAGTGGAACGGTTAACTAATCCTTGGGGAAATGTTGAACTAGGATGGAGGGGAAAAAATCATTCCTCCAACGCTACTACTGCGTTATATAACTCCAATGGAGGGTTCGATACCACATCTATTGCTGTTGATATGACTAAAAAGTATCGTTTTTCTGTTTGGGTAAATCGAAAAGTTCTTGGTAGCGGTGATGTGTACTTTGGTCCAAGATCAACTGGATTGAAAACCAAATCAACAGGAGTAGTAAATACAAATCCGTATTTCGCAGCAGACGGACCAAGCAGTAATGCCTACACAGGTAAACAAAATACTTGGGTTCTTGTGGTTGGTCATGTGCATCCATTAGGAACTGCAATTGGTGCTAATGATGCAGCAAGTGGATACTACACCGTTTCTGGTGGTAGTACTCCTTACGCCACATCCTCTGGCTCTACGAGTGTAGATTATATTTTTGACGGAACTTTGGGACAACTTGCTATGCGAGTATTCCTATACGGCAGTAGTACTCCAGGAACAGAAGTGCAATTCCTGCGTCCTCGTATTGACTTGATAGACGGCACTGAACCAAGCATCGAGGAGTTGCTGAACAATACTCAAAATACTGTATACGATTTGAGTCCAACTGGTTCTATTAGTTCGGTTATAGGAAAACCACAATACAGTTCTGTAAACGGTGGTCAGTTAGCGTTCAACGGCAAGTCGCACGCGATTATTACATCGGGTGCTGTATTTTCTAATATTGGTAATATTGGAAACAAGACATGGGAGGTGTGGATAACACCCCAACCAAGTAGTGGTGATGTCGCTATGTTCTGTGGTGCTGGTGGTCTTCCATATTTTGGTATTGTTGGAAGTACTCAAGTGCGGTGGTCGCAGAATACTTCTCCAACTACTTCGGGTCTGCAAACACTTACCACATGGAATGTTCCGTCTAGTTGGGGAACCTTTATTGGCAAACCAATACACTTGGTTTTTGTGTCTACTTATAACGCAACAGTAAATAATACACGGTATGAAATCTATGCAAACGCAACAGGTGTAACCGCAGGAACATATGCTGGAAATGAAAGGTATTCGCTATCAACAGTAAACATTGGTAATCGTGCAAACTACCCAACAGATCACTACACCTATATGGGTACAGACTACGAGTTTAATAGTAGTATTGCAATGGTTCGTGTGTATGATCGCGCCTTAACAAAAGCAGAAATACAGCAAAATTTCAACTCCACTCGCAACAGATTCGGAGTATAACGAAAGGACACTGCCATGCCTGATGGAGATGTATTTCTTCCACAACTAGAGAACGGTTACGCTGCTGCACCCGATCAATACAATAGTGCGGATATTGTTGTTGGCAGAATTGGTTCGAATATTAGTGCTGGCGCAACTGGTAGCGGCACGATAGGATCAGCGGCATGGATAGCCTCTATTCTTCAAAATACCACTTCGTATTCTTTCACGGGTGTTATCTCAGAGGTGCTGGTGTTTGATCGTAAACTATCTGAAACTGAACGCCAAGAGGTGTACGGCTATCTGTCTCGCAAGTACAGTATGGACACCAAACTTCCTGATACCTATGCTGCATCCCATCCAAGTGCGTATGCTCGTGGTTTAACTTACTGGAATATTGAGCACCACCCAAACACCAAGGGTATACCAGGACTGTGGCAGGATCTTTCTTTTGGCAATATAGTGTTGGAAGATTTCTCCTTGTTTCCAGATGGTACATATAAGTCTAAGGGAAATGTTCTATCAGAGGATACATACGATAGTGTCGGTCTATAAGGGGAAAATCAATGGCTAGTTACCTAAAGGCATCCATTCAACGCTCATACGCCGAAAGTTTTTTGGCGGATTTGGAACGCAACGATAATCAGTACTTCTTTTTTATTAGTAAGAGTACTGCTTGGAGTACTGAACCAAATCCAACTGCCTATGTTGACAGCGTGGGATCTGAGTATCAGGTAATGAATGACATTATTGGCTACAAGAAACTCAACCCACAGAACATTATTTTTGCCTTGCCTCGATACGAGTGGGGTGGTGGTACAAAGTACGATCAGTACAGCGACACTGATGCCCTGTTTGACGATACCAACCCAAAGATTTTCTATGTGGTTACAGACGAGAACAACATCTATAAGTGCTTGGGCAACAGCGGTGGAGTCGCCTCCACTATTAAACCAAATGGTGTGTTGACTTCTTCGTTTCGTTCAACTGATGGATATACTTGGCAATATATTGCCACTGTAAAAGAAGGAGATCTTCCGTATCAGTTAACGGATTATATTCCTGTAGATTTTGCTACAACCAGCACAGATACGGAAACTAGCAGCCAATACAACACGCAGATTAGTGCAGTGAATGCTTCAATCACCCGAATTGGTTTGGTAAACTCATCGGGTGCTTCTGCTGGTTTTTACCCGAACACTATCACTAATAGTCTAGTTGGTGGAAACAATCCATATACAATCACTGTTACAGGATTTGACCCTGTAACGAATACAGTAACTACTACAGATGATGGTGCTAGAGGACTATTGAATTTTTCTGGTGTTGATATTTCAAAATATATCGGGTATGTGTTGCGTGTGGACTACAGTACTGCGAATGCAACTGAAGTAAACAACTACGCAATTATTACAGGTGCAGCGTCTACCGCCAATAGTTTTACATTTACCCTTCAAAACGATGTTGTGGATTTCACTATTACTCCATCTGGAAACGGAAAGATTGCCTCTGTTGAGATTGTACCGTACATTAAAATTGTAGGAAACGGCAGTGGAGCGTATGCTTTTCCGACAATGAACGCCAGTAGAGGAATTTCTGCTGTTACTGTTGTGAACGGTGGACGCAATTACTCTGCTGCACTTGTTGAAGTGGCAAGTCCTAAATCAGCAGTCACGAATCACCCAACCCTGACTGCGGTTCTGTCTCCCAAGGGAGGACACGGCAGTAATATCTTGAAAGAACTGAATATTAAAGATATTCTTATCATTGTAAATATCACAGAAGAAGATTCTGCCAAAATTATAGGCGGTGGATCGTATAGACAGTTTGGAATAATCAAGAATCCTTTGCTTGGAGACGGAAGCGGAATTGCGGCAGGAAGGGAAGACTTGTACTATCGAGACATCTCTCTTATTAGTACTAGCGGTACTGCGCTTTCTTCTGATTTTAGTTCAGGAGAAGCAAATATTATAATTGGAACCGAAACATATTCCTCTGCTAAAGTTATTGGCGTGAAATCAACAAATACTCCACAAATTACTCTTAAAACCCTGAACGCCAGCGGAAGATTTATTACCAAGCAAGACCGCATAAATGATTATGTACTCACGCTTACTGCGGATCCGTCTGTGGATTTCCAAGTTGGAGAAACCGTAGAGCAGATTATTCCTGCCGCAACAGTTCTGCCCACAGTTCTGCAAGCAGGAATTTCGTATGGATTTGATATAACCACTCAAGGACGGGTTCTCTATACAAGCGGAACTCAATTAGGTGTTCGTCTTACTAGTAGTGGAAACTTTATTAATCAGGCGGGTCTTCCTATTGTGGGTTTGCTTTCTGGTGTTACTGGTACTATTTCTTCTGTGGCTCCATCATACGGAGAGTCTGTATGGGTTACTGATACAGTTGCCTCCTCTGATACTGCCACATTCTTGAGTAGTGGTGGCAATCAAAAACTGTATAAGATTGTGGAAGCAGGACAAGCGTATTTTGATCTAGACAGTACTCCTGCATATAGGGGTGTTCATGTTGTAGAACTAGGTACTAGTTTGAATTCTGCGGTGGGTATTGTAGACACCACTTCCGCTTCACTCACTCAGAACTCGTTTTCTAATGGAGACTTGGTGACTCAAGGAGTCACGGGAACCTACGGAAACTACGCCAGTGGTCAGGTGTACCATTGGGAATTTATCAATAATTCCTATGGAAAACTCCATCTGACCAATGTTGTGGGTTCTTTCAAGAGTGTTGCTGTGGATGGGTTGTCGGGTTCCACGCTTGGTGCGTTCGTTGTGACCAATGTAGACCTACCAGAGATCGACAGAACTTCGGGCGAAATCTTATACATAGACAATGTAAGACCTATACAAAGAACTGTTGGTCAACAGGAAGAATTTAGAGTTCGATTGGGCTTCTAAGAGGAACATATGGCATACGATCCTAGCATCTTCAATATCAGTCCGTACTACGATGATTTTTCTGCGGACAACGGGTTTTTGCGTGTTCTGTTCAAGCCAGGATACGCTCTGCAAGCCCGTGAAGCCACGCAATTGCAGTCCATCCTACAGGATCAACTGTCCCGAATCGGCGATCATTTGTTCAAGGACGGATCTCGCATTATTGGTGGTGGTATTAGTGTTCGCAATTCTTCATTTTTGATGGTTGCTACTGGTGTTGGTACTCCTCTTGCGGGAGTCACCGACTACTCCACCCTTGTTGGCGGAATTCTTACACCCACCAATACCACAGACACAACACAAGCAACGGTGGTTCACTATATTGCTCCTGATGTGAATACAGATGGGTATTTAATTCTTGTTGTGGATTTTGTTTCGGGAACTTCGTTTACTAGTACCTTTAACTTGACCAAGGATTTATTCACCGTTTCTGGTTTGAGTGTTGTTTCTGATTCGTTTGGTAAAGGTAACTGCAAACTGATTACGGTTTCTGATGGTATTTTCTATGTGGACGGGTTTTTTGTTCGAACCGATACACAGCAATTCACTCCATATATCGCAAGAACAGGATATCGTGATCTGAATTTTACCGCATTCTCCGTACTATCCAAGAAGATTGGATTTGCCATTAGTCGAGACAATGTTACGGAACAGGAAAACCCCACCCTGCGGGATCCTGCAATTGGATCCTACAATTACAATGCTCCTGGAGCAGATCGCTATAAGGTTATTCTTTCGCTTGCTCAGGCTGAGTTGAGCGAAACTCCTGATGACTTTGTTGAACTGCTTCGGTTTGAAGGCGGAAAAGTTACCAAGAAGATTGAGCGAATCACCTACGGAGAAATTCAGAAGGCACTTGCTCTTCGTACCTATGATGAGTCGGGATCCTATACGGTTCGTCCGTTTGATCTTACGATTAAAGACTATTCTACCACACAATTAAATATGTCTGTTGGTGAAGGCAAGGCGTATGTGCTTGGATATGATGTTGAAAATCAGCATCCGATTACGGTTCCCTTTAGTAAATCACGAACGGTTCAACCTGAATCGGGTATTTTTGTGTTTAGCACGGGAAACTTTATTGGCGTATGCATGGGCAATACGGCATCTGGATTTGGTGAAACATTTGCTACCAATCTAACCACTATTAGTGCTGGCTCTGCACAGGTTCAATTCCGAAACGCCGACAATACGGCTACCGTTGCTACTGGTCATGTTCATGGTGCAATTCCTACTCCTCAACAATCTGGTCCTGGTGGATTCACAGGAAACCACTATCGGTTGTATGTGTACGGGTTGAGTGGTTCTATTGCAAGTGGCAAGACAGGGTTTATCTACAGTAATACCACAGGATTTACCATTGGATCCTTTACTCCACAAACCACTTCGGGATTCTCTGCATCAAACACAGACAATTCATCTCTGGTTTACGAATTGCAGCCAGGATATGCGGTTAACGAAGTTTCTTCTCTGTCTATTCCATGTAGGCTCATTGGTAGTCTTTTCTCTCCATCTTATAATACTCCAACCACAAATCAAACAACTTATACAATTACCAAGGGACAATTTAGTGAAACTATTGCTACTGGTAGTGATGGTGTGTTTAATTTTCCTACTACACCACTAGCAGCCAGTCAAATATCTTTTATAAACAGCACATCCACTGCATTCACTCCTAGTACTAGTACTGCAAATGTTACTGTGTCTTCAGGAAATATGACTGTAGTGGCTTCGGCTTCCTCTGTGCCAGCAGGATTCACTGCTCAACAAGTGCGAGCAATGGTTCCTGTGGTGTATACTCCCACTATTGGTAATAATACAACATACAGAACCAAAACTTCGACAACAACTACGGTAAATTTTACTTCCAATTTGAGCACATCAGAAGGTGGTCGTAAATACTTCACTATTCCTAATCGTGATGTGTACGCTATTGCTTCGGTTGTTAATCAAACTAGTGCAGCAATAGATTATACCGATGATTTTGAGTTGGATGATGGTCAGCGAGAAACTCACTACGAAAATTCTCGCCTGTATATTAAAGAAAGTTCGGCATCCAAGCCTGTATATACTTCTTCATTAACCAACGCGAACCTTTTTGTTACCTATTCATATTTTGTTCACGGTGGATTGTCTGCTGCACCATTCATCGGCAAGCATTCATACTTTTCTTCAGATGGTTCTGCGTTTCCGTATGCTCAGATTCCACTGTTCACCAATCCGCGTACAGGCAAAACGGTGTCTTTGGCAAACTGCTTGGACTTCCGTCATTCTGGACTTACCGCAACCACACCAATGTTGAAACCGTATGGTGCTACTGATGTTGTGGTTCCATCGTTTACTAGTGCTTCATACAATCACTATCTGCCACGCATTGATAAATTGTGCGTTAAGGCTGATCCTGAAGACGGGTCTGCACTCTTCTTCTTTGTAGGAGGAACTCCTGACCTGTCGCCTTCGGCTCCACCTGATCCTGCTGATGCTCTTGTGCTTGCTACCGTAACTGTTCCTGCGTACACACACAACGAAAGTGATGTAGTGATTACTCCCGTAGACACCAAGCGATTCACTATGGCAGACATTGGTAAGATTCAGAAGCGAGTGGATGAAGTTGAAGTGTTTGCTAAACTCTCCCTGTCGGAATCTGAAATAGAAGCAAGATCACTTCGTGGAACTTGTGCTGCTGCCGAACCTTTAAAGACTTCTATCTTCTCAGATGAGTTCTATGGACACTCCGTTTCGGATGTGTGCGATTACTCTAATTCGTGTTCTATTGATTTTGAGCGTGGGGAATTGCGTCCATTCTTTACAACTCAAGAAATTTCAATTAATACTCCAATCACAATCAATACCGTGGTTTCTTCAGATGGATTGATTACTCTTGATTACACTACTCCTGCTTATATTGAAAACAAGCAGTATACAAAGAGCATCAAGATTAATCCGTCCAACACGGTTAATTGGCTTGGGTTTATGAAATTGTCTACTTCTGTTGAACCATTCTACGACACAGGATATCGTCCTGCTGTTAAGACCAATGCACTTTCAGAAAATGACAATTGGATTTCATCCAATGCAAACAACAAGCGTGGCTTTGGTACGCAGTGGAATGAGTGGGAAAGTATATGGACAGGCATAGATCAGGTTGAAGACGAACAAGACGATATACAGAAGCGTATTGTTGAACTTCCCCATGTGGCATCCACATCTGCAATTCCATCGGTCAACTCTGGTAGCATTCGAGTAGGTGTTTCTCGTAAGGTGCAAAGCATTGATCAGAAGAACAGCAATTTTATTAGTGCTCGTCAACTAAAGAATCGTATCAAGCACCGCATTGGTTCGCGGGTAATTGATCGCAGTGTGGTTCCTTATATTCCACTCAATACCGTGACTGCAACTGTTGACGGATTGAAACCCAATTCCACAAATCTCTCTCTGTATTTTGACGGAGAAGTAGTCAAGAGTGGTATTAGCACTGATACTTACGGCTCATGCACCGTATCTTTTGGAATTTCTGCTGGTACATTCTTGGCAGGACAAAGAACTGTTCGTATTGCTGATTCTGCTGTTACGGCTAATTCCACTATTGCAGCAGAAGCAGTGTACTACTGCACGGGTCTTTTAGAGCAACGCGATTCTGGTTCGTATTCTACTCGTCCACCTGAACTGCGCCGTCAAACTGCTGCAAGTGAAAGTATTGCAAAGGATCCATTCAATCGAGACATTGATTCTGTTGAGAACAACCATTGGAGCGATCCTGTATCACAAACATTCTTGGTTGATAAGAAAGCAAACCCTGATGGCATATTCCTTAGTAGCGCAGACCTTTATTTTGCTGCAAAGGATTCCACATTACCAGTAACGGTTCAGATTCGTCCAACGGTTTCTGGATATCCATCACCTTCTGTGGTAATGCCTTTCAGCACAGTTGTTAAAAACTCAGTAAATGTAATCGCTAATTCTGCATTGCCAATAGCAACAAATTTCACCTTTAGCAGTCCCGTGTATCTTGAACCAGGTGAATACGCTATCTGCATTTTGGCAAACAGCGACAAATACGAATTGTTTGCTGCTGAGAGTGCGATTAATACCATCAACAATAATTCGGCTGTTGCGGGTCGCGCAGGAAACAATCAGTTGGTTGGAACCTTGTTTACACCACAAGGAATTGGTTCAACAGTACAAAACAACACCACAGATCTTATGTTCACCTTGAATCAGTGTTCGTTTGTTTCAACTGGTAATATTAAATACAGTGGAATCAGTAATTGCACCAATGCTCAAATTTTAAAGTTCTACGCTCCAGAAATTATTCCAAGCAGTTGCGCCCTTGATCGCACCGTTGATGGTAAAAACTTCTTGAACAACGAATCTGTATATTTGAAGACTATTATTTCAAGTAATCCAGATCTGCAATATTCTCTACGCAGAGGAGCAAACACATCAGTGTCTCCTGTGATTGATATTTCTGCGCTGTTCGCTGCTAGTGTCACCATGTACTCCACTAGTAGCACTCCAACATCAAAATATGTTTCGCGAGTAGTGGAGTTGCCGCAATCCACCGCATCAAACGGAATTGCTGTGTTTGTAGACGCAAATATTCCAACAGGATCTGGTATTGCTGTGAATTACCGATACTGTCTGAGTGGAGAAACCGATATATTCTCCAAGGGATTCCTCCTCATGCCACAAATCAGCCCTTCATTTACTAGTAATTCGGAAATTGATTTCCGAGAAGCCGCCTTCCGTGTTGCTGTACCTTCAGGAGCGTTCACCTCGTATCAGATACAGGTTGTGATGACTTCCACGGCACAAAACTCTACATATTTCAAAACACCTGCTGCACGAAACATCCGTACAGTGAGTTTCATTCAATAAATGAGTGGAGTAAGGTACATCCGCGATAGTGCCACGGGTGCAGTACTACTGGCAGATGCACAGACAATTGATGCTTTCATGCAAAAAAAGACTCTAGCAGAAGATGTAGAAGCACTGAAAGCAGAGATAAATACTCTGAAGCAGCAAGTACAGCAACTCATATCTGTATCAAACCTCACACAGCAGAGCGAATAAGACATGGCATCATATACAGGACCAGATGAAAACACCTATCCGATCCCACAAGTCGCACTTGGGGATACTTTTAACACATGGCGTGACATCACCAATACTGCCGTCTACAAACTAAACAAACTGAAGGTGTATGAGGGTATCAGTACTGGAAGTATTTCCATTACAACAACCACGGGTGGAACTCTTTCTGTTGCCTTGCTTGAAACCATTACCACGGGTCACACTTTTACTGGCGACATTAACTTTGGTGGTGTAGTTACTTTTAACGGTTCCACTGTGACCATGAACGCACAGACGGTTACCATTGATGACTACAACATTGTGCTTGGCGATCTTGCTGGTGCATCTGCCGCAGGAGCATCTGCCGCTGGTGGTGGTGGCTTGATCTTGAATCTTGGAAGTGGTGGAACAGCAGAGTGGCTCTGGCAAAATTTTGCAGTTCACGGTGTCACGGGTGTGTGGCGTGCAAACACACACATTGGCTTTAGCGGAGCCACAAGCGGGTTGTACCCTGCTGGCGGTGGAACCCTGCCTGTTCACGGTCTTGCCATTCGTCTTGACGGTGGATCAACCACGGATCACGGACTTAATATTAGTCTGACAAACACGGGTGGAGCAGCAGGAGCAACCACCAACCGAGCAATTGAATTCAGCCGTTACTCATCAACAGGTGCAACGGTTTTCATGGAAGTTCTCAACGGCACAACATACGGCGCACAACCGTTTGTAAATATTCGAAATGGTGTAAACCGTAAGCGGGTTACTCAAACGGCTCACGGACTGTCTTTTGGCACTCCTGTGTATGTGTACAACAACGGAAGTTATCTTGCAGCAGATTGTACTGATGTGGACAAGGCTGAAGTTGTTGGTGTTGTGTCTAATCGTGTGGACGCAAACACATTTGAAGTTACTTTTATTGGTGAGATATTTGGAAACTTTACCAATGCCTTGCCATCAGGATCTAATCTGATAACTGGTGCAGTATACTACCTGTCTACAAGCGCGGGAAAACTAAGCACCACACCATCCAGGGCTGTAGGAACAGTACACAAGGCTGTTCTGATTGCTACTGGTGCTAGTGCTGCAATAGTGATTCCATTTACTGGTGGACTTCTTGCGGAAGACGCAATAATTACTGCTGCTTCTACAGTTGGAAGATCTATAGTGCAGATCAACAAATTCCAAGTTGGAGATGCAGTTCGATGGATTGCTGGCTCTGCTGGACTTTCTTATGCGTATGCAGGAGGCATTCCTCCTCCTGGATACACATCTGCCACTTATGCTGACGGAATCTATGTAAAGGCACAGGCTGACACGGAAGCACAAGCGGAAGTGGTTGGTATTGTTACTGATGTAACCCCCATTGATACTTCTGCTGTTAACTCTAAGTTTAGCATTACCACAACTGGATTTTTTGATGCAACTTCTCTAGGAATAACTGCAAGCAATTCTGGTACTCCAGGGAATATGGTTGCGGGTACTCAATACTTCTTGAGTGCTGGATCTGCTGGTAATACTCAAGCCTTTGAAAGTTCCACTCCATCTATTACTAATACTCCTCCTACTCTTGTGGGACAAGTTAGGAAACCACTTCTTTTCAGCACCACGGCAACCAGTGGTCATATTATTTCATATCGTGGTGATGTAAACAACTCAGGGCAGTCCTCGTTCACAGGGTACACGGGTGCTTCTGCTGATTATATTGATCTGCCTACAGGCAGCATTGTGATGGGTACAACAGGCTCAACGCTATCCCCAAATGTGGGAGTCACCCTCTACTACCACAACAGCGGTGGCTTGAGCGGAGAGTACGGCATCTATCTTGGTGCCAGCACCACAGGTGTCACAATGAATGGAACATGGAAAACTCGTGGTCGGGCAATTGATCGTAACTCCACAGGCGCAACAGCATATCATCTCTGTCAGAGAATTTCTTAAAGGCAATACCAAATGGGATCATCACTACTTCTAAAAGGCGGAACCAGCACCCCACGAAGCATTGTGGAAAGTTTTTCACTAGCAAATTCTTTTTCAGAAGGAGACGCTATTCGGTATGATATTCCTAGTGGCACATGGGTAAAGGCACAAGCCGATAGTGCAGAAAATTCGGAAGTTGCTGGTGTTGTTAGTGCTGCGTCTTTTAACACTTTTGATTTAACTTATTCTGGTTATATTAACCTGTCTGTACTATCTGGCGTATCTGCTCCTGTGCTGTTCTTGGATTCGACTACTGCGGGTGGATTAACTTCTTCTCCTCCAAGTGCAATTGGAAGTGTTATAAAGCCTGTACTCACAAAGATCACAAACGGATCAGGTTATATTGTTACCAATTATCTTGGTACACAGATCGGCGGTTCGTCCACTGTTGCGATTGACGAGATTCAGCCTGTGGGCACAGTGGTTCCGTTTGCGGGTTCGGTAATTCCCGATTCGTGGTTGGAGTGCAACGGCAATTCGTATGCGGTGGGAGCGTATCCGTATCTGTACTCAAAGTTGCAGTACAGCAGTGGTGATCGTGTTCCTGCATACGGTCATGTTGCTGTGTTGACCACCCAAACTCCAGTTCCCCCATCAAGTATCGGTAGATTTATCAGACAGGGGAGCACCGATGCAACTACTGTTCGTGCAAAAATAATTGCGATTGCTGGAACAACTATTACTGTTCAGACTGTGCCTGTTTATAGTCCTGGTAATAAAAACTTTGTTGTAAACAATACTGTGTTTACTACTGGTCTTGCTCAGGACGATGAAGATCCGTTCACGATCATCTCTGCGGTTTCTATTACCCACTTTAATACTCCAGACCTGCGTGGGCGAGTTGCGCTTGGTGTAAACACAGGAGCAATCACTGATACTGATGACGACTCTACAGTAAATACAACAAATTCTGCCATCTCTGGCATCTATTCACTTGGATCTGCGGGTGGACAAGAATCCACTGTTGCGAATACAGGTGTTGGTGCGGGAAGTGCTGCATTTGTAACTTCGGCAACTACTACTGGTGGATTGCTTCCCAATCTGCCCCCCTACACCGTGGTGCGGTACATCATTAAAGCCTCGCCGTACACACGCGCTGCCATTATTGACGGCATCGACATTCCGTACACCAGTCTGCTTGTGGGTGATCTGCGGGACGGCACACTGCGTCCAGGTGGCAGCGGCGAACCATTGGTGTTCAAGACCAACGATGGAACTAGTGGTGTAGAGCAGATGCGGTTGACTAATGATGGAAAATTAGGTATTGGAACAACCACCCCACAGCATACATTTGTTGTGTCTCAAGGTAACGACACACTTGAATTTCAACCTGGACATCAGACAGATGTGAGTTTTATTCAAGCATTAAATCGAACTACCAATTTATTTACTACTACTCTTGATTTCCGAGCAAAAGATTATATATTTCGTTCTGGTTCCTTGCAAGGAACCTCAATCACCATGAACAGTTCTGGTGGGATGAACATTCCTGCCACTACAGACTCCACAACCACAACCACAGGCGGACTCACTCTTGGTGGCGGTGCGGGAATTGCTAAAAACCTTACCGTTGGTGGTGGGATTAGTGCTGCTGGTGGTATTACCTTTAGCGGGTTAACACGAGTAACGAATGACACTACTGCCACTTCTCCCACTGTTGCCGCCTTTACTGTGGTGGGTGGAATAGGGGCTAAGGGTCTTCATGTTGGTGCTGATGGTCAGAGTATTGCTGGTACACTGAATGTCACTGGTGAAACGCGTGTGGATAGTGCAGCCGCATCTAGTTCTACAATTACAGGTGCGCTCCGAGTATTGGGTGGTGTGGGAATTCAGGGTGCCCTCTATGTGGGTGGTATTACTACTGCGGGTGGCATCTCTATGGGTGGTGCGCTTACTGTTGGTGGAGGAATCACTGCGGCTAGACTTGATTTGGGAACTGGAGTAATGAAAAGTGGAAGTATTCTCACTGGATCATTTTCGGCTACTACTTTGGGTGCCAGTGGTGGCAACCAATCCAGTTCTGTAAGTAGTGGTGATCTAGTGGTAGTTGGTGGTGCGGGAATTGGTAAAAATCTCTATGTGGGTGGAGGCATTACTGCTGCGGGTAGCCTAGATTTGGGATCAGGAGCAATTAACACTACTGGTACTATAAACTCTGGTAATATTCTAAGCACAGGAACATTTCAGGCTAAGAGTCTGAACGCCTCTTTTAATACCACATCCACTTCTACGGGTTCGGGTTCACTGGTGGTGGCGGGTGGTGCGGGAATTGCGGGTACGCTTAATGTGGGTTTAGGAATCTCTGCGGGAGGAGGAATTACTTCTGCTGGTAATTTGAATCTTGGTTCTCCTAGAAATTATACTTCTACTAGTTCTTACGGTAATATGATTCGTGTAATAGGAGTGCATAATAATACTAAAATACAACTAGTTGCCTCTGGACAAGGTACAAATTTTGGTCAAAACGGTAATACCGCAGGTGCGGCACTGCTGATGTGGGCTAGTGAACCAAACGCAACTTTGTATGGTAGCGGTATTGGTGCTAATTTGAATGCAAGTCCAGGAAGTGAAGCGGAAACCCGACAATTCACTGGACAAGCACAAGCATTTGTTCGATTCAACTCCCCTGAAGGCAGTATTGGATTACATACATCAGCAGTAGGTGCAACTGCCTCACTGAATCCTCATGTTTCAGTTGCATCTAATGGTGTAGTGAACGCCTCTGCTATAATCGCATCTACCAATATTACTTCAGGTACACTAGTGGTGGCAGGTGGTGCAGGAATTGCTGGTGCGCTCCATGTGGGTGGAGGAATTACTGCTGCTAGACTAGATGTCGGTAGTGGTGGTATGAAATTGATCGGGGGTGGATTTACTGCAAGCACTTTTGTTAACATAACCGACACAAGCACATCCACTTCTACGGGTTCGGGTGCACTCAGAGTTGCTGGTGGTGCAGGAATTGGTGGTGCGCTGAATGTGGGTGCTACAGCAAGTTTTGCTGCCAATGTTGGTATTGGTACAACTAATCCCAATTCTTTGTTAAATATATCTCAAGGTAGTCCTGTTCTTAATCTTGAAAACACAACTGCCACAGAGAATACTGGTGCTGTATTACGATTTGGACACAACCAAAGTAGTGATCGCCGTCCAGTTGCAGAAATAAAAACATTATTAACTGATGGTAGTGCGTCTCGCTCTGGACATTTAACAATTTCTACTTCTCTCAGTGGTACTCTCACGGAAAGAATGCGAATCGAGTCGGGTGGCAATGTTGGTATTGGTGGTAGTGTTGGTATTGGAACAACAACACTAACAAATGCTAAATTGGAAATAGTAGGATCCACGATAGCACAATCGGAAGCACTTCGATTGAGTGCTGGTACAAGCAGTCAGGTTGGATTGCGACTATATGAAGATTCGGATCATCCAGATTTCCTCCGAATTAGACCTATTAGTGCAACACAAAAGGGATTTATCTTTAGTAATAATGGAGATACCACGGTACTTACTGTAGACTCAGCAAATAACAGAGTAGGCATCGGAATATCTGGACCAACACAGGCTCTTGATGTGGTTGGAAGCATAACTGCATCGGCTGCGCTGCGTGTGGGTGGAGGAATTTCTGCGGGAGGAGGAATTACTTCTGGTGGTAGTTTGAGTGTTGGTG